ACCCGGCCGGGGTCATGGCCGATAGTAACGAGGAATATGAAGAGTATGTACTAGGGCTTTCGGTGGTCGATAGCAACGGCTTTTCTGATTTTAGCCAGCCTCCCAAAACCCCGCACCACAACCGTTAATCGGAGATAATCATGGCTACAGGTCCTAATCCGTTCTCAAAGCAAGATATCCACCGTGGGCGCCCGGTTGTTCGGCATGATGTTAAACGCCACCGCCGTAACGCTTGCCTGGCCGATGATGATATCGCCACGGCGAAAGATCTCGGCGATGGGAACATCTCGAAGGGGATCAGAATCGCCCTTTCCTTCGCGGCAGCAAATCGGAACAAGTTCGTGGTGTACGAAGACATGGCCCTCCCGGCGTCTGGTACGTCAAACGACGATTACCCCTTCGACAAGTGGGACGTGATCGTGCATCAAGGGCGCCATTACCGGGTCATTGAAAACTACGGGCTGGGCGGTCAGGTTCAGGAGCTCAGCGGCGACAAGGCGGTCATAACGCTGTTCTACTGGGATACTGAGAACGAAAAGGCGGTCAGAATCTAAACCGCCACATCATAGGTGGGAAGGGAGGGGGCGCTGTCCTCCACCCTTCCCGCCCGGACGTAAACTCTGCTACCCACCGATCCGGTCCCTCTTACCCTCCCTCTCCCTCCCGCCGTATATTCGACCGTTACGGTCCCGTTTCCATGGTTGCTCACGATCTGGCCCACTAAAAGCGGGTCGCTGGGCATCAGGTCCCTAAAGCTTGTCCACAGGTTCGGTGTTTTACTCCCAAGTGTCAGGTGCTGGCGTACCTTCAAGCCGTGCGCCCTGGCCACAGTTATGTTGACGCCTGTCACTATCCCGCGGACGGCAGTCGATAGGGCGATCTCGACTAGATCTCCGACAGCGACAAGCGGGAAGTAGGTCCCGTCATCAAGGGCCATCGTTACCTGCTGAACTTCGGGCGGCTGCGCCTGTTCGCTGAGTATCGTTTTCCCTCTTGCTCTAGCGACATCAATGTCGGTAATCAATGGGTCGAAAACGGTGTTCGCTAAGCGGTCGCCTGCTGTCCCGGTCCGGTATATCCGCGCGAGGATGCCGCCTGTTTCTCCGCCATGAACATATACCGCGTTAGCCTGGGGGTCAGGGGCCAGTTGGCGGCTCACGGATAGCAGGGCCTGCTCCGGGATGATTCGGTCAGGGGTAGCGCTGTCGAACTCCCAGGGCGGCGTCTGATATCGCTGAACACTTCTCAGGGCCTGCGCCTGGGGGTCCGGTAACAGGATCGCCCCGGCGGCGGCGGCGACCCGGGACGCTGCCTGTATCGGCGAAAGTTCCTGGTATGAAAAGGCGCCGGCTGGAACAAGCCAATCTTCGGCGTCCCAGTCGAGCGACCATCCGAAGGGCATTTCCTGCTCGACCAACTGTGCGGCCGTTCGGGTCGCGGGCTCGGTGTAGCTTCTCGGCTGCTGGTACGGAACTGCAAGGAGTGCGGTTAGGCTTCGCCCGGTGACACTTATCCCACGCTCAGCGAAGGAGCGGGTTTCGGTCCAGTCCTCGACAAAAACGATCCACACGTTTCCGTTTATGGCGACCTCTAGCTGTACAGGTTCGCCATCCACGGGAGCGAGCATTTCTATCACGTCAGGGCCTAGCAGGCTGGCGGAAAACTTCCATGCCCAACTATCGGCATCGAACGAAAGTGATAGGCGGCCGGCCGGTATCTCTACTCGGTCCGGTAGGCGAAGTACATGAATGTCATGAATCACAAGATACGATCTCCGGATCGGGGTTTCGGACTCTTTCGCTGAACAGCCGAAGAGAAGTATTCCCTGTATGCTGGGTAAAAATGCTTTAAACGGTAAATTGACGATGCCGATGTGGGGTCCCCAGCATTCATCCCACGGGGCCTCGGGGGCCTCGGGCTCCACGGGGGTCGGCAGTGGGCCGCCCCATCCCCAGATGGTTTCCCCTTCCTGGTGCCGGTCGCGGTGGTCGACGCGCGTATGGACGCCCTGGTGGTGGGGCGTCTGGTAATCCATACGTACCGGGTGCCCCGTCTGGTGCCGGGTCCCGATGTAGGGGTGGGGCTTCGGCGTCAGCTGTACCCAGGAGGAGCGCCGGCTGGTTCGGACGCCCTGGGCGGTCTGGTGGTGGCTGCGAATCGTCGGCCGCGGAGACCGGTCTAAATCGTGGAACGTTGATCTCCGGCGGGTCGCCACTGGCTGGCCCTGCTGGTGGTGTGTCCGGCGGGTGATCGGTAGCGGCTCCAGGTGCCCGTGGGCATGTCTCACAATAGCCCTGAGCGGTCCGGCGGTCTGGTGCCTGGTGGTTACCTGGATAGGGGCGGGGGCGCTTTCTTTATATCGAGAGCCGGCATGGTGGCGGAGCTGTTCTCCCTGCTGGGTGGCGGTCTTGTTTACGATGCCGAACCAGCGCCAGACGGAATTGTCGTAGTCCACCTCTACCGGGCCGGCGACATCGTCAAGCGTCGCGGATATCGTTACCGTTACGGGCTTGGTCAGGAATACAGCGCCGGTCAGATCGGCCAGGGTGGCCGCGATCTCAAGGATGGACGGCGGCGGGCCGGCGTATAGGTCTACTGTCCCGGCAAGATTGGCCAGGGTCTGGGCGATGGTCAGGTCGACCGGAGCGGGAGCAGCCTCTGCCTCGACGGTGCCGGTAACGTTGGCCAGGGTGGCCGCGATCTCAAGGTCGGTAGATTCGGTCGGCGGTTCTTCATCTTCGCTTACTCCGAAGACAAGCGGCGCCGATCCCGCTGGGGTAGGCAGATCTTGCCAAAACCGCAGGGTTAGCCCTTCGGCCGCGGCACCGAACGCGATGTCGGCGACCCCGGCGTGGGCGTGATAACTCTCGGAAAAGGCCAGATCGGCCATAGCGGTTAGGCGTTCCCTTCGGTCAGGGATGCGGACGTTACCGCTACGAGCCCGCCTTCATAGATCTCTACCGGATAGCCTAGATTGTCCGGGTCTTCATCCATTACGATCAATTCGTTGGCGATGCCGACATCGCCGTCGAGTTTGGCGTTCCCATCTCCATCTGAAAATCGACCCCAGGTAGGCAACCCGGAGGCTAGCCCGTTTGAGGACTCGATAGCGCTAAAGGTCAGGACGCCCGCCGAGACGGTTCCGCAGGGGTCGGATAGGTCTAGGGTAGCCAGCAGGTCTCCGCCGCCTGGGGCGGCTCCCGTGGCCGGCCTGGTGCCCTTGTATATGTGTAGCTGTCCATCAGTCGCGGCGGCATCCAAAGCGGCGATGATCTCTTCAGCCCTACTGTTCCGTACTGCTACGACGATTCCTATGGTCATAATGTGGCCCTTACTCTGTCGGCGATCACCCCGTCATAGGTCGACGTGAGATCTAGTGTGTATACGATGAAATCTACACCTAAGGCCAGCCCATCGAAAAGGTATTCTCCGGCCTCATTGCTCCAGACTTCCCGCAGGTGTTTCCCGGTGTCCCGGTGCAGTAGTCTCACGCGCCGGGCCAGCGTCTCCCCGGTCGACGCAATCTTCACTGTGCCGGATATCCTTCCCGGTCCGTTGTGGTTGAAAGCGGCCAGCTTCAGGGGGAAGCCTAATGTAATGTTTCGGCTCATCTCCACGGCCCTGTAAGATCGAAAAGGGCCTGGCCTTGCCAGGTTTCGCCCCAGCTCACAGTTACGGAAATGTTCAGGGCTAATATTTGCCGACCGGGTAAGTCGCTCATGCTGGCCGATAAGGTCATGTCGGAAAGTGGTCGCTCGTGCAATGGCGAGAAAATGCCGGGGAGTAGCCCTCGGATCGCCGTGGCAGTGTAAACGCGAACATGGGCCGCCAATAGATCATTGTCGAGGCCGTGGGGGAAAGGGAACAGGTCGTTTGTAAAGGAATAGCCGTAGGTGTTCCCGAAGGTATGGTCCCCGCTTACCCCGATCTTTTCTGCGCCAACCGACCCGTTGTGGTTCCTTGCGATGTAACTGTACGGGGTTGTCGTCGGCCACAGGTTAAACCTATGGAAGCCCTGGTTTATGGCGGGGGCGTAATTCATATTTACAGTCTTTGCGGCTGCGATGAGAACACACGGGAATTGATCGGTGGGGGAGCAGTCGACAATATCGCCGAAGAACAAAACCGCTCTAGTGAGCGGGTAAGATAACGAGGGGTCGGTTAGAACATAAACCGCGCGGCTGTCTCCGATAATTATCCAGGGGTTTTCTGTCGATAAATTCGTGGACTGTGTTTTCCGATGGCAAAGCGGTGTCGGTTCTTGTATCGGCGTCGGGAAAGGGTTTTCTCCGACATCGATGCTGCTCATGGTTTCATAGGCGGCGACATCAGGGAGGCGAGAATAGCCGTCCTCATGGTCCGGCGTCTCGTCGATGCGGAGACAACAACCGGTGCCGGCGTTTTTGAATACTGCTTTGATCCCTTCGTCAAACTCAAGCGACCAGCCCAGGGGGGCGAGCTTTACGGTGATCAGTC